ACATATGAATGTCATTGGGCAGGCAAGCACAGAGCTACCGAAGGGATTGTACATTTCTGATGATCTGAAAACAGAAGAGGTGGAAGCAGGTGTTGCTACACTAGAATTTACGCTGAATTACACGGCGAGCACGCGGAATGATGCGAAACAGTATGGTTCTGTTGGCAATTATATTCTTCGGAAGAATGGCGATGAGCAGGAATTTTATACGATCATTACCAGCGAAGAAAATATTTTCAAACAGGAAGTAGAAATCTATGCCGAGGATGCCGGTATGGATCTCCTGAACGAGACAGTTGGCGAATACAAAGCAGACAAGGCATATCCAGCGAGCTACTATGTTGAAAAATTCAGCGACGATTCCGGCTTTGAAATTGGAATCAATGAGGTCAGCAATTATAACCGGAAACTGTCCTGGGAGGGTGAGACCACCGCTTCTGAGCGTATTTTGAGCGTTGCCACGCAGTTTGACGCGGAAGTTTCCTATACTTTTGAAATCGACCGGTTGAAAATCAAGCACAAATATATCAACCTGCATAAGAAGCGCGGCGTAGATCAGGGGCGAGAACTTCGGATCAACCGGGAAGTGAAAAATATCATTGTAAAAAGTTCAGTAGAAGATCTGGCTACGGCACTTTCCGTTACCGGCGGATATCCGGAAGACAGTGAAACGCCGATCAATCTGAAAGGGTATAAGTATGATGACGGCGATATATATCTGTCCGGCAGTACGATTTATTCCCGGAGCGCAGTGGCCAAATGGAGCCGGTATCTTTCCGAAAAAGGAAATGGAACCGGTCATATTGTCCAGACTTACACCTATGATACGTTAAGTCAGTCAGAGTTGTGCAATCGTGCCGTATCAAAGCTGAAAAAGATCTATGATGCAGCCGTATCCTACGAAGTGGAACTGGCGTATCTGCCGGATGGAATCAAGATCGGCGATACAGTGAACATTGTAGATGATGCCGGAGAACTGTATTTGTCTGCAAGAATCATGAAACTGGAGTCCTCCATTTGCAATGATGAGTACACGGCAACGCTGGGCGAATACAAGCTGAAATCGAGTGGAATTTCAGAAAAGATGGAGAGCCTGGCTGCACAGTTTGAAAAACTGGCAAAGAACCGGACGTTTTACACTTGGGTTGTGTTTGCTGATACGGAAACGGGCGGCGGAATATCGCTCAAATCAGCTGGAAAGACATACATGGGTATCGCATACAATCAGACGACAAAACAGCCGGTACTTACAGACCCGAGCATCTATACCTGGGTAAAGGTTGTTGGAGAGCAGGGAATTGCGGGAGAGCCCGGAAAGAATGGTCTGACTAGTTTCTTCCATGTGAGATATGCTGATGTTCCGAACCCGACAGCAAATCAGTTGCGGAAGGATACAGGAAAATATATCGGTACCTACGTGGACTATATATTGGAGGACAGTACAGATCCGACCAAGTACACCTGGCGAAAATTTCAGGGCGATGACGGAGAGGACGGCGCCGATGGAACCCCTGGAGAAAACGGTGCGAATGGTGAAACCAGTTATCTGCATATCGCTTATGCAACAAGCGCGGATGGAAAGACAGGCTTTTCGACAACCAACGCCGTCGATAAAACGTATATAGGCCAATACGTGGATTTTACCAAGGCTGACAGCGCCAATCCGGCGAAGTATCATTGGAGCAAATTTCAGGGGCCGAAAGGAGATAAGGGAGATCCGGGCGAGCAAGGACTGCGCGGCCTGCAGGGTGAAAAAGGTGACCAGGGAATTCAGGGACCCAAAGGCGCTGACGGAAAAGATGGAAAAACGACGTATTTTCACATCAAATATTCTGCGGTTTCGAATCCGACCTCTGCGTCTCAGATGACAGAGACACCGTCAAAATACATTGGAACGTATGTGGATTTTACACAGACGGATTCGGATGATCCGAAGAAGTACAGCTGGCAGCAGCTGGAAGGTTCGCAGGGGCCACAGGGAAAACAGGGAATTTCAGGTACCAATGGAGCAGACGGGAAAACCAGTTATCTGCACATCAAATATAGCAATGACGGTGGGAAGACATTCACCGGGAACAGTGGTGAGGATATTGGCGCTTATATCGGAACATGCGTGGACTATGCAAAAGATGATCCTACAAGTGTCGGAACGTATAAGTGGGCGAAAATCAAAGGCGAGGCTGGAGCCAAAGGTGATAAGGGTGATACGGGTAAGGGGGTTAAATCGACATCTGTTGCATACCAGGTTTCAACTTCCGGAACAACAGTTCCAACTGGCACATGGTCTGGGTCTGTGCCATCTGCATCCGCGGGGCAGTATCTGTGGACACGTACAATCATCACTTACACTGACGACACAACATCCACGATATATAGTGTCGGCCGTATGGGAACCAATGGTGCAAATGGCACCAATGGAAAGAGTATTGGATCAGTAGTCAATTATTACCTGGCAACGGCATCTTCCAGCGGAGTTACAACGGCGACGAGTGGATGGACAACAGCTGTCCAGTCGGTGTCTGCGGCTAAGAAGTATCTTTGGAATTATGAGGTTGTGAAGTATACCGACGGAACCGTGGCGAGTACAACTGCGCCTTGCATCATTGGATCATACGGTGATCGGGGAAGTAAAGGGGATAAAGGTGATACCGGATCAACCGGAAATGGTATTAAGAGTATTACCGAGCATTATGCAGTCTCCGCGTCAAATTCGACTGTTCCTACCTCATGGTCGTCTACGGTTCCGACAATGACAGAGAGCAATAAATATCTCTGGAACTACGAGACAATTACTTATACAAATGGGACAACTGTAGACACAACAAAACGAGTTATCGGTGTATATGGTAACAAAGGTGCTACTGGTGCCACTGGTTCACAGGGATATAGTCTTGTAGCAAATGTAGTCAGAGATGCCTTCACCGAGTCTCAGTGGACGGCATACGGAACTATTAATCACGAAGAAACTTGGTCTAGTACATCTGGTATCCGTAATGGCTGCCGAATCGGGGATATGTTCGCGATCGTTGGAACGGCAACAGATACAAAAAATGCTCATGTTGCTTATTATCGGAGTAATACTGCATCTGGAGATCTGAAAGGTTTATGCATAAGCCATACAATTATCCCGAGGGGTGCAACAGGAGCTACAGGTAGTAAGGGGGATAAAGGCGATACCGGGGCAACTGGTCCTCAGGGACCACAAGGTCCTCAAGGTGTAAAAGGCGATAAAGGTCCTCAGGGAGATAAAGGTGCAACCGGCGCAACAGGTCCTCAAGGTCCACAGGGCGCTGCAGGTAAGGACGCAAATCAGGTAGTGCATACGGTAGATGGAAACGGTGAGTCAAATCTTTATGTCGAATTTGCTACAATAAAGATCACAGGTTCGTATGCAAATCAACCAACAACATTTAAACTTGGTGGCAGAGGTTTTGAGACAACAGATGTCCAGTTTAGTTTTATCTCTGCAAATAACTCAAATCCTGGATTGGATTTCCTAAGATCTTCAGGCGGATGGTCGTTATGGATTTATAAAAAGACTACTTCAACGTGGGGCCTTATAACAAGATTAAATGACCCGTATGGGCAGCTGAGAGTATTTAACTATACTCAAGGTTCTGGTCCATATACAGTGACGTGGACATCAACCAAATTAGCTTCTTTACCATCTGGTTCAATTAATGCGAATCCTTTACAAGCAGCAAAAACAGCCACCAACTTTATGCAGTTTACTGATGGGACCGGATTGGAAGTTGGTAATAAAACCAGCGGATCTTGGTCTGGCTATCGGACTAAGATTTCAGCATCAGCATTTGAGATTCTTAACCGGGCAGGAACGACACTCGCATATTATGGTGATAAGTTGATCCAGCTTGGAAAGAACGCAAAAGATGCGGTTATTGAGTTATGTGGCGGTGTCGGTAAGATTTTGGTTGAAACAAAATCCGGCAATGCGGCTCTGTCAATCCAGAGCGAATATGTAGATATTAAAGGTGTCCACGAATCTGTATTGGAGACATCAAGTTCTTCTGGAAGCTGTATAGCCGGAGCTGTTGACGATTCTTTTGTTGTAAATACTTACTCGGATGCCAACAACAAAGCAAACTTCGATATTGGTAACGGTAGCATTATTCTTGAATCAAAGAAGAAAGGTTATCAGGCAGAGGTCGAATTTTATGGCTGTGGCTGGTCTGGAGGAGTGTATACTGGAGCGTTCGCACCGACCAAGGCGTACTCCGAAAAGATTATGTTAGGAGATAGTGGAAGAGTATGGGAGCGTTTGATTGTTAAAAACTCCCCACAGGTCACATCCGATCGCCGCGCCAAAACAAACATATTTCCACTCGGTGAGAGCAAGATCAATAAGACGGATATTCATTCAGAGCTGTTCGATCGCTTAAAACCAGTTCAGTATCGGATGATTGACGGTGATGGGCGCATTTGTTATGGATTCGTCGCACAGGATGTCGTAGAAGCCATGCGAGAACTCGGAATCCGAGAAGACGAGCTGGATCTGGTACACCACGACAGGAAGAACACTGAGGATGGCTATATTGATACCTATAGTATGGTATATACCAATTTGATTGCGGTAATAACGCATGAGCTACAGCTCGAAAAAGAAAGAAGATCGAACCTTGAAATAGAGGTTGCGGATCTAAGAAGTGAACTTGAATCCATGAGAGATAATATCTCTGGAGATACAAATTAATTTTTAGGAGGGCAAAACTATGGCAGTAGAAGCAACTTACACAAAGGACATTCATTATTCTGGAATCATCACAGTTGACGGCGAGACCGTTGTGTCTATGGACGCCAATATGGATGCAAAACATCCGGATGTTCCAATCATCAATCGCTACATCAACAACGGTAGAAAGTATCGTGCCAATAAAAAGGATATCGATGATGTTGTTGACAAATTCGAGAACGACATCTGGGATGAGTATGATAAGTACACTGCAGAGCTGGAAGAAAAGGAAAAAACTGAGTAGGGCCGGAAACGGTCCTTCTTCTGCGTTCAATAGTGGGAAAGAGAGACAGAGCAGTGAATGAAATATTAATGCAGACATATACGATAGCACTTCCAGTGCTGCTGGGCTACATCGTCTGGCTCTTAAAAAATCAGAAAAGGGATCGAGACGCGAACAGTAAGGGAACTATGTTACTACTCAGAGTCCAGCTGATTGAGTACCACAGCAAGTACACACAGCTTGGAGATATCCCATCCTATGCATACCAGAACTTCTGCGAGATGTACGAAGCCTATCATGTGCTTGGTGGAAACGGTATGATCACAAAGATGAAGCAGGAAATTGATGAATTACACTTAAAAAAGAAAGGCGATTGACATGGAACAGATTATGAATTATGTAAAACCGGAACTGATCATTGTAGCTATTGTCCTGTACTTCCTTGGCATGGGACTGAAACAGGCACAGGCTGTAAAGGATAAGTATATTCCTCTGATTCTCGGCGGCGTGAGCATCGTCCTGTGCGCCGTTTGGGTACTGGCCACCAGCGAGGTCTGCACCGGCCAGCAGGCGGCGATGGCAGTCTTTACAGCGGTCACGCAGGGAATCCTCGTCGCAGGGCTGAGCAACTA